TTTAATTAAATTATTAACCCAATCAGGATACCAAGTAGTAGCGTTAACTAAAGATCAAAGTGATTTACCTAATGTAATAAATTCTTGGAATCAACCTTTTGACAAAATTGCTAATTATTTATTATACGCTGATATGTTTATAGGATTAGGTTCAGGTTTATCTTGGTTTAATTGGGCTTTGAATAAACATACAGTAATGATAAATGGTTTTGTTGAAGAAGGTCATGAATTTACTTCTAAAGTAACTAGACTTGCTGTAGAAAATTCATGTTCTCCTTGTTGGACTAATCCTAATTTTACATTTGATGCTAGTGATTGGGAATGGTGTCCTATTTGGAAAGGAACTGATAAACAGTTTATATGTCAAAAATCAATTACCCCAGGAAAAGTATTTACAGAAGCTAAAAAATTATTAAATAATAAAAAATAATATAATATTTATAAACATGGAAAAAGTGTTATTAGAAAAACAAGAACTAGATACTATTAAAGAAATCCAACAAACAGAATTAAATCTAGTAGACCAGTTAGGTAGTATTGAATACCAAATCCAAACTTTACAATTGCAAAAAGATAATTTAAGACAAGAAATTATTAAATTACAAACCAAAAGTCAGAAATTTGGTGAAGATCTTCAACAAAAGTATGGAGACGGAAATATTAACATAAAAACAGGGGAATTTACAAAAATAGATTAATTTTTAATTCTCTCTTGAATATTTATAACAAAATAATAATCTCATTACAATGGCAGAAACATTAATATCACCCGGTGTATTAGCAAGAGAGAATGACCAGTCATTTATTACGCAGCAACCTGTTCAAGTAGGAGCTGCTATTGTTGGTCCTGCAGTTAAAGGACCAGTAGAACAACCTACAGTTGTTACATCTTACAGTGATTACCAAAACAGATTCGGAACAACTTTTGAAAGTGGTAGTTTAGATTATACTTTCTTTACTTCAATCGCAGCTTACAACTATTTTAACAATGGTGGTAATACTTTATTAGTAACTAGAGTAGTAAACAGTCCATCAACTTGGAATTATGCTTCAGCAAGTATTACAGCAGGTTCTACTGTAGGTGATGCTTCAGCTACAGCAAGTATTGACTTAACTCTAGCAGGTGCTAGTGCTTTTGGTACTGCTACTGATGATGAAATGAAATTTGCTTATAATGGTACTACTTACAGATTTGTAGCAGCAGATAACATTGGTGGTCTCCCAGCAGATCAACCACCATTATATTTTGTAGCAGAAGATACTACATCAGCAGGTTTTGCTACAGCATTACAAACTAAAATGCAAACTGTTATTACCGATGTAGTTACTACAGTAGATGCTGGCTCAGGAGTATTAAACTTTACAGCAGCTGCAGCAGGTACAGCCTTTAACGGAGTAACATTTGTAACAGGTTCATCAACTACCTTCTCAACAGGTTCAGATGGAACTTCACCTACAGTATTAGGTGGTGGTTCAAACATAACTACTGAAACTACATCATTTGAATTAGAAGCTATTGATAAAGGTGTTATTTGGAATAATACAGGTTCAGTACTTTCTCAAGCAGCAATGGAATCAGGCTCATCTGATAATGTAAGATGGGAAATTGCCACTTCAAATACCTCATCAGGTACTTTCTCATTATTAGTTAGAAGAGGTAATGATACTCAAAATAATAAAGTAGTATTAGAATCTTGGAATAATTTATCATTAGATCCAACCCAAGATAACTTTATTACTAAAGTAATTGGTGACGAAAAATACAATTACCAATCAAGTGGTAATTACCTACAAGTATCAGGTTCTTACCCAAATGCTTCTAGATACGTAAGAGTAAAATCAGTAAACCTATTAACTCCAAATTATTTAGATAATGCAGGAAATGCTAAAGACCAATATACAGGATCTATTCCAACAGTAGGATCAGGTTCGTATAATGGTTCATTTGCTGGTGGTGTAGGTAACGTAGTCCCTTCAGGTAGAACAATGAATATGTATCAATATATTGATGCTAATGATTCACAAGGTCTAGTAGGAAGTGATTATACAAATATGTTAAACTTATTATCTAACCAAGATAATTACCAATTTAACTCTTACTTCCTCCCAGGATTAACTAACGATACTCATACTTCTCAAATTACTACAGCAATTAATAATACTCAACAAAGAGGAGATAATATTTTAGTAATTGATCCGGTACCTTATGCTAGTAGCATTACAGCAACTACCTCAGAAGCTGCTTCAAGAAATACTTCATACGCTACTATGTACTGGCCTTGGTTACAAATAATTGATCCTGATTTAGGTGATAGAGTATGGGTCCCAGCTTCAACAATGATTGGGGGAGTTTACGCATATAACGACAGTGTAAGCGAGCCATGGTTTGCCCCAGCGGGTATCAACAGAGGAGGATTAACTAACGTAGTTCGCGCTGAAAGACAATTACCAGCTTCTAGTAGAGATACTTTATACGAAGAAAATGTTAATCCAATAGCTACTTTCCCTGGAACAGGTGTTGTAGTATATGGTCAAAAAACATTACAACGTCAAGCAAGTGCTTTAGATAGAGTAAATGTTAGAAGATTGTTGATTGCTCTTAAATCTTACATTGGACAAGTTGCTCAAACATTAGTGTTTGAACAAAATACAGCAGCTACAAGAAATAATTTCTTAGCAGCAGTAAATCCATACTTAGAAAGTGTACAACAAAGACAAGGTCTATATGCGTTTAAAGTAGTAATGGATGATAGTAATAACACCCCAGATGTAATTGATAGAAATCAATTAGTAGGTGCTATTTACTTACAACCAACTAGAACGGCTGAATTTATTTACTTAGACTTTAATGTATTACCAACGGGAGCAACTTTCCCATCATAAAAGTTAAAAAAGTAAATATTTATAATTAGAATAAAATAAATAACAATGGCAGTATTAGATCCTAACGAAATATTTTTCACAGCGTTTGAACCAAAACAAGCGAACAGGTTCATCATGTATATGGATGGATTCCCAGCATACATCGTAAAAGGTGTAGGTGCTGTAAGTTTAACTCAAGGTTCAGTAGCTCTTAACCATATTAACGTACAACGTTTCGTTAAGGGTAAAACAACCTGGAATACAATTCAGTTTACATTATTTGACCCAATTACTCCTTCTGGTGCTCAAGCAGTAATGGAGTGGGTAAGACTACACCACGAATCTGTAACTGGTAGAGATGGTTACTCAGATTTCTACAAGAAAGATTTAACATTTAATGTATTAGGTCCTGTAGGTGATGTAGTTTCTGAATGGATTATCAAAGGTGCTATGATTACTGAAACTAATTTCGGTGAATATGGTTGGGATACAGAAAACACTGCTATCAATTTAACGATGACAGTACAACCAGATTACTGTATCTTGAACTTCTAAAAGAAATTCAACATTTCTATAAATAGAGCTTGGCTTCGGTCAGGCTCTTTTTTATATTCATATGTATACACGATAAACGTTATAACAAATAAAAATTATGAGTGAATTTAAGTTCCCAACTGAAGTAGTAGAACTACCTTCAAAAGGATTAATCTACCCAAAAGATAATATACTATCATCGGGAGAAGTAGAAATGAAATACATGACTGCTAAAGAAGAAGATATCCTTTCTAACCAAGCTTATATCCAAAAAGGAATTGTGTTAGATAAATTATTACAATCTCTTATTGTAGATAAAAACATTAATTATGATGATTTAATTGTAGGCGATAAAAATGCTCTTTTTATGGCAGCCCGCATTTTAGGCTATGGTAAAGATTACCCGTTCGAGTATAATGGTATGGAATATACTGTTGATTTATCCGAATTAAATCCACGCCCTTTTGACGAGGATTCAATCACTCAAGGTGTAAATGAATTCCATTTTACACTTCCTTCTACAAATACACCTATTACATATAAAATGTTAACAGGTCATGATGAGAAAAAAATTGATCGTGAACTAGCCGGTCTTAAACGACTAGACAAAATGAGTTCAGCTGAATTATCTACTCGTATGAAATACATGATTACCTCAGTCGGTGGAGATGAAGATACTAAAACTATCCGTGAATTTGTTGATAACTACTTATTAGCTAAAGATTCTAGAGCATTAAGGGAACACATGAGAGATACTCAACCCGATGTAGATATGACATATGTTTTAGATAGTGGTGAGGAGGTCACGATCCCCATTGGGCTTAACTTTTTTTGGCCTGACGCTTGATATAGCTCCTGAATTTAGGTTAAATCTATTTACTCAAATCCACCAAATCATATTTCATGGTAAAGGTGGATATGATTGGGAAACTATCTATAATATGCCTATTTGGCTTCGTAAATTTACTTTTAAACAAATAAAAGATTTTTATGATGAAGAAAAAAAGCAAATGGAAGAAGCTAAACAAGGGGGTTCTCAAACTCTAGTAGGTACTGATGGTAAAGTAAAATCCCCAGAATTCCTTAAAGGTGTAAAACCTAAAACTTCTTATAATACGGGGGCGTCAAAGAATTGACGCCCTCAATATTTATAACAAATAACCACGCATGGCCTCAGACGAAGAGATTAGAAACCAAAATGAAATGTTAGATGCTCAACTTAGTACAGCTGAAGCATTAAACAGACTTGCTCAACAAAGGGTAGTGTTTGAAGGTGAAGTTTCTGATGAAATAGCGAACGAAAATGATCGTATTCGCCAACAGTTAATTGTTAGGAATAATCTTAATAAAGAAGGTGTAAAACAACTTACAACCCAAAAAGAACTTAATAAAGCCACCAGCCAAAATTTAGGTATTGCTCGTAGTATTCAAAACATTACAGCTAGTGAACTTGGTTCTCAAAAATTAATTGAAAAAATCCAAAAAGACAAGTCAAAAGTTCAAGGAAATATTAATTTCTTAAAAAAACAATCTTTAGAAATTGATAAACAACAAGAACATTTACTTAAAAGATTTCAAAACTTAAAAAGTTTAGAAAAAAAGACTATAGAAGCTGCTAATAAAGCTGAAGCACAAGGTGATAAAGAAAAAGCAAATAATTTAAAATCTCGTGCTGCTAATCTAGGAGTCCAAGCTAAATCTTACCAATCCCAGATTGAAAATAATAATTCTATTGTTGATAGTTTAGACCAACAAGTTAAGTTAGGTGACAAATTATTAAAGGAATTAAACCAAGTAGAAGATGTTAGTAAAGCTATTCAAAACGATGGATTCTTATCTATATTTGAAACTCTAAAGAAAATAGTTAACATAATCCCAGGTATGAGAGAATTACTTCCTGGATTTGACCAAGCAGCAACAGCTTACAGAGAGGCTTTAGTTCTTCAAGAAAATCTAGGAGCTGGAGGTATTGGAGGAAAAAAAGGAGAAAAAATTAAAGGTTTAGGAGTAGACCAAGCAGCTTCTTTAAATGATAAAATTAAAGCCTATAGAGCAGGAGATGCTGAAGGTACTAAAGGAATGAGTAAAGACTTTATTAAAGGTCTTCCTAAAGAAGTTCAAGAAAGTTTAAAAGGCACTACAGGAACTGCTTCATTAGCTATATTATCTAATAAATTTAAAGATGGGGTAGCTACTTCTGTTTCTCCTTTAACAGCAGCCTTTACAGCACTTCAAAAATTTCTTAAAAACTTTATACTTTTACAGTTTTTAAATGCTATGGTTAAAGCTGATAAAGTAGCTGGGGATTTAGCTAAAAGTATGAATGTTACGTATCAAGAAGGCGTACAAATCCAAGATAATTTAAATAGTATAGCTAATACGACAAATAGTATATTTGTTACTTCTGAAAAATTAGCCCAAACCCAAATGTTCTTTAATAAAGAACTTGGCACTTCAGTTATGTTAACTGATGAACAGTTAGCTACAATGACTAAATTACGAGAAGCTGCAGGTTTTACTAATGAAGAATTAGCAGGAATAGCCAAAATTTCAATTACTACTGGGAAAGAAGCAGAAAAAATTACAGGTGAAGTATTAGCTCAAGCTAGAATTTCTGCTACAAGATTAGGGGTAGTTGTAAATGAAAGGGATGTAGTAAAAGAAATTTCTAAAGTATCAGCAGCCACAACACTATCACTAGGTAAAAGTGAAAAAGCAATTGCTGATGCTGTTACAACAGCTAAAGCTTTAGGTATGGAATTATCTAAAGTAGAAGCTATATCAGGCTCTATTCTTCAATTTGAATCCTCAATCGAAGATGAACTCTCAGCTGAATTACTAATTGGTAAAGAACTTAATCTTGATAAAGCCAGACAAGCAGCATTAAATAATGATTTAGCTACAGTAGCGGAAGAAATAGCAAAACAAGCAGGAACAGCTGCTGAATTTGGAAAAATGAATCGTATCCAACAAGAAGCTTTAGCAAAAGCTGTTGGTATGAATCGAGAAGAATTAGCTCAAACTTTATACGTTCAAGAACAATTAGCAGGAGTTAGTGGAGAAGAAGCAAAAAGAAGAGAAAAAATTCTAAATGATAGAATTGCTGAAGTAGGTTTAGCTCAAGCCCAACAAGAAATGGCAGAAGAAGGTTTTGAAACCTTAGAAAAACAAGCTTCAGTTACAGATCAAATAACAGCTCTTACTGAAAAATTAAATGAAGTTTTTGTAGCAGTAGCACCTGCTGTTTTAGTAATTGCAGATGCTCTTATGTTAGTTTTAATGCCTATTGCTAGGATTGTAGGATTAGTGTCTCAACTTGGAAAAATGTTGGGTGGTATACCTGCAACTATTGGATTAATGATTCCTTTACTAATGAAAGCTAAATTTATAGCTAAAGGTTTTGCACTAAATGGTTTTAAAGGAGCAGCAGCAGCAATATATAGAACTTTTGCCGCAATACCTTATGGTTTAGGTTTACCTTTAGCCATAGCTGGAGTTGCCGGGTTAGGAGCAGTTGTAAATGGTGCAAGTAAAATGTTTACAGCAGATGATTTAATGTCAGGGCCAACAGGAGGCTCAGGTTATGGCGATAGAATATTAGTAGGTAAAGAAGGTGCTTATGCCTTTAACAATAGAGATACTATTCAAGCCTCTACTCAAGGGTCTCCAACATCAGGAGGTGAAACCAATGTAACAACTAAACTATATGTTGATAATCAGAAATTCGCTGAAGCAAGTACTTTAGGATTTAGTAAACTTTAATATTTATAATAAAACATAAATTATGTCACTTAAAAACAAATTAACAAACAACGGTTCAAATTTAACTGCATTTAATGGATCAACACCTTCAACAATGTCGGGAGCAAGCAATCAATCAAAATTACATGATGAGTATTCGCTTAATGGAAACCCAAACATTTTATCAAAACCATCACCATCACAGCTAGATTTAAACGGACTAACCCCACCAAAATACACAGATAATTTACCTGGATAATAAATGCCTTTAGTAGATCTAAAAACTAACCTTAAAGATTTAAGGTTTGGGAAGGATAGAAGAGGTGGTGGTAGTAGCAGACAACCTTACGTCCAAATAGGTATCCCAGAAACTCCTTTTGAAGAAGCACTTGCCTCTCCATTAGGAGTTAAAGATTTCCTTTTACGTGGTGGTTTAAATGCTGCAACCGATACAGCAGAAGATCTAGTACGCCTAGGATCATTCTTTACTAATCCTTTTAACCCAAGTGGTTTATTATTTACTGCTAAGCAAAATATATTATCTAATTCTGCAGTTCGTACTCAAACAAGTGGTACACAAAATGAAGGTATTTATACTCCTTTATCTACTTTATCTCAAGCAGGTGTTGTTGCTTTTGGAGGTCATTTAAACAAA